GGATCGAAGTACCAGCTCGACGGCGTCGTGTCGACGTCCTCCGCCGCGGCGGCTTCCTCGAGGTCCACGCCGTCCTCGAGCACGCGCGTGATGACGTACACACTCTCGTCCTCGATCGTCGTCGTGAGGACACCGGCGAGCGCGGCGCACGTGATCGAGGTCTCGGAGCAGAGGATCGTGGTCGAGGAGCACAGGAGCGCCTGGTCCGCCCATCCTTGCAGGCGCTGGCCGGTCTCGATCTCGGCGCGGAAGCCCTTCATGCCGGCGCCGCCGCGCCGGATTCCCGGAAGGCAACCGGGCCCCAGTCGTAGACGTTGCCCTTCACGGGGTTTTGGCCGGCATACACGAACTTCGGCAGCTCGACGAACCGCCCGTAGAGGTTCAGGCTCGTCGTCGCGTCGTCCGCGTCCGGATCCCCTGAGAACACCGACAGGATGACGTCGTCGGAGATCCCCGCCGCCCGGAGGAAGGTCTGGACCTCGCCGAACACGACCGACTCCGCGAGCTGGTGCCAGGCCATGTCCGCCTCGGCGTACTTCGCGCGCTTTTCGGTCTTCGGCGTGTTGTCCGGCGCGCGGCTCACCTTGGAGGGATCGACGATGCCCCAGGCGAATTCGTGCGGCGCGCCCCGCGGCAGCGAGAAGGCCGGGCTGAGCACCGGCACGCCGAGCTCGTAGTAGCCGTCCGGGTTCGCGAGGTCGGTGATCTCGATCGCGAGGTAGCGCCGCGCCCACGTGGCCCCGAGTACCTTCAGGAGCACGCCCGTGTCCGCGGCGTCCCACGGCACGAGGCTCGCGCTGTCCGCCGGCGCCCCCCAGGCGTTCGTGTCGTTGCTCTTGAACGTGATGGTCGCGCCCGTAGTCACGTTGGCATCGACGAGGCCCAGCGCCTTGATCGGATCGAGATCGGCGTAGTCCGCGCCGAGGTCGGCGACGAGACGCCACGGGTTGTTGAGCCCGGTGCTGCGGCAGACCATCTTTCGGTTCGGGTCCGCCAGGTGGCGCGCGGGCAGCGTGGCCACGGCCGTCGACGCCGACCACGTCGCGTCGAGTCCGAGGTTGCGGTAGAGGATCATCAGCGCGGCACTCATCCGCGGTGCACCTCGTACGTGACGTCGACCGGCACGATCTTGGCGCCCGATTTCGCGGCGGCGCGGAAGGTCTGGCGCACCGGCTCGATGAGGCCCGCCGGGTCCTTGAGCTTCAGGACGAGCTCGATCCTGAGCGGCGGATCGCCGAGCAGCCGGCCTCGCCCACCGCTGAACTCGCGCCGCTCGAGCGCTCGCGACAGCGCGGGGAACTCCTGCGCGAACGGGCGCGGCGTCATCACCTCGCCGTCGTGCACGCGCGCGATCCCGCCGCGGGAGAACTCGCCGATCCCCGTGCCGGAGTCCGATCCGTCCCCGGGGCCGGGACCGGGGCCTGCCGGGACGCCGGGGTCCGGGACAGAGGGCGGAGCGCCCATGTCGGTGACATCGATGCCCGTAGTCGGGTCGATGCCGGTGGGACCGGGGCCGGGGACGCCGGGGATTCCGCCGGTGGTCGATTCAAACCCGAAGAACGGGTCGAACGTGACTGGTGGTGCGGGGGGTTGCCCGAAGGGCGCTTGCTGGTTCATCGACACGAACGTGTCGGGGTCGATGCCCATGGCGTTCGCCGTGTTGATGAGCGCGCCGAGCGTGGCAAAGCCCATCGCCTCGAGCTCCGCCTGGGTAAGGTTCGCGGCGAGCCCTGCGTTCGGCGACCCTAAAAGACCCATCTTCTCGGCGAACTTCGAGAGCTGGACGAGCCCAAACGTGAGCGCGTTGATCGCGATCATCGCGATGGTGGGGACGTTCGCGAGGTTTCCCAGCACTGACATCAGGGCCGACATCGCCTTCCCGGTGTTGATCGATGGGTTGATGCTCGGGATGTCGGCGAACGGGTTGCTGTTGGCCGGTATAGCACTCGCGGCCGTGATCCCGAATACACCCAAGTCGACCGAGGAGGGAAGTCCGAAGGCCGCGCTAAAGATCCCCCCGAGCGTCGACGCCGACAGCGCCGCGCTCCCGAAGGTCGGCGTCGGCGCGGTCCCGAACCCCAAGGACCCAAGTCCCACGTCCCCGGCGCTGCCGGGCACCCGGAAGCCGCCGAAGCCGCTGAACAGGCTGAGGAGCTTCGCGAACGCCGGCGACGACGCGATGTCTTCGGGGATGACGAACTCGCCCGGCGTCAGCATCGCCGGGACCGTGTCCGTCCCCCTCCCCTCCGGGACGAAGCCGCCTGCAGAGAAGAAGAAGAAATCGGCGAAGGCGTCGATGATGCCGCCGACGACGCTGCCCACCGCGCCGATCGCCGTCGAGCCGGCCGACAGGATGATCCCGCCGATGCCGGAGAGCGACGTGCTCCAGTTGGACGCGACGTCAGCGCCGAAGTTAAGGAATTGCTTGACGGCCTGCTGCGCGAGGAAGTCGGTGATCGTCCGGAGCATCGACCGGCCGAAGTTCTCGAACGCCTTCTTCGCGTCCAGAGTTCCCGTGATGAAATCGAACAGGAAGTCGGAGGCGAAGCTGGTCAGATGCCCGAACGTTTCTTGGGCGACGCGCGTCATGCCTTGGTAGAGCGTGTTCGACTGCGCGGCCACGAGCGCAAAGCTCGTTCCGAGGAACTCGAAATAATGGCCGGCGATCTGCTGCTTGATCGCGATCTGTTGCTGGTGCTGGATCGCGTCGGTGTGCTCCTGGTTCGCGATCGCGGTCAGCCACCCGATCTTCGTCTGGACGAGCTGCTGGCCGTCGCTGATCTCCTTGGCCTGGACCGCGAGCCGCTCGTGCTCGGTGTCGGCATAGAACGCCTGGACGCGGTCCTTCGTGCGGGCGAGCCCGGCGACGCGGTTGTTGAAGTCCTGCTGATAGCTGATCTGGAGCTTCGCGGTCGTCTGCTGGCCGAGGAGCTGCACGGCCGTCGCAAAATCCCGCTCGCTGATCAGTTCGTTCGCGCGAAGCGCGTCCAGCGTGTGGAACCGGTCACGATAGTCGGCCTCGATCTGCTCGCTCTCGGTCCGTGAGGCATCGAGCGCACGCTTCACGGCCTCCGCTTCGCGCGTGGCCTGGGCCGAGGCTTGCTGGCGCTGGAACTCCGCGATCCGCTGGCCGCTCAGCTCCTGAATCCGCACCCCCAGGTCAGCGGCCGTCTCCGTCTCCCCGAGCACCTCGTAGAGCTTCTCGACGGCGACGCGCGCCTTTTCGTTCTCGGTCGCCACGAACTTCTCTTCCTCGGTGCCGTGGATCGCGATCCGCTGGTCGGCCAACTCTCGCACCGCGGCGGTGACCGCCTCGTCCTGCTGTACGACCACGGCCGCCTGCTTCGCCTCCATGCTGGCGACCGCTTCGAACTCGGCCCGGTCGGCGAGGGCGATCTTCGTGCGCGCCCCTTCGCGCTGCAGGACGAACTGCGCCTGCGAGGCCTCGTGCGTCTTCAGGAGCTCGCGGAGCTGCTGGGTGTACTGGTCGCCGTACTTCGCGAGGAATCCCACGCGCCGGCCGTAGTCGTCCTGCTCCGCGCGGGCGCGCTGCTCGATCGCGCTCATCTCCGCGCGCGCCAGCGCGGAGGCCGAGGTCACGCCGAGCGCGGCGGCGCTCTTCGCCCGCTCCAGCGTCAGGTCGATCTGTTGCGTCGCGCGCGCGAAGGCCACGTCGAGGTCGGTCTTGGCGATCGCCTGCTGGATCGCCACCGGCACTTCCGCGGCCTTCGCGACAGCCGCGTCCTTCATGTCGCTGACGGCCGCCGTCGCCGCTTGCGACAGCGCATCGGAGAACATCGTCTTGACCGCCTCCGCCCCGCCGCGCCACCAGGCGCGGATGAGCTCGCCGGGCGACGGCAGGGTCGTGAAGAGCGCGGCCGTGAATCTGAACAACCCGGTGAACGCGTCGATGGTCTTGTTGACCATCTGGAGGCCCGCCTGGCCCACGTCGACGAAGAACTTGACCGCGGGGACGACGAGGCCCCCGATGCGCACTGTGAGGCCCTGCAACGTGAGGCCGAAGGTCGCGTACGACTTCGACAGCTCCAGCCCTTGATGCTGGAGCTCGTCGTTCCAGGGGCTCAGCTCCTCGGCGATGGTCCGGTACTTGGCGAACTCCGTCGCATTCATGGCGAAGACCGACGCCAGGTCGCGCCCAGAGCGCCCGAACAGCTCCATGAGGGCCGCCGAGCGCTGGCTCGCCGAGCCCATCTCGCTGATGCGATCACGGACCTCGAAGAGCAGCGCCCCCTCGGTCTTCAGGCCCCCTGCTGTGTCGAAGATGGAGATACCGAGCCGCGTCAGCGACTCGCCCCCCTTGTCGATCTCCGTGCCCATCTTGAAGAGCGCGGTCTGGACGCGGGCGGATTCGGCGCCGAGGATGGCGAAGGTATCGGCGAGGTTGTCGGCCTCTTCGGCGCCGAGGCCGCTCACGGCCATCAGCCCCTTGATCTCCTTGGCGTTGTTCGCCACCGCGTTGGCGGCATGGATCGCGGTGATGCCGACAGCGGCGATGCCCGCCGCCGCGAGGGCGAGCGGGTTCGTCAGCAAGCTGACCGCCCGGCCGAGGACCCCGGTGTTGAGCCCCGCATCCTGGAGAACGGTGTTGGTCGATTGGAGCACGGTCCGCATCTCGTCCATGCCGCGGCCGGCGGCGGCCGTGCCCTTGCGCATGTCGACGTCGAAGACACCGGCGGCCTTCTTCGCCTCGCGCTCGGCCTGCTGCAAGGAGTCGATGACGGCCTTGATGGACCGGGCGGCCGAGGCCTCGGTCGCCCCGAAATTCAACGTCATCGCGTCGGTCGTCTGCTTCAGTCCGGCCTTGAAGCTCTGGATTTGCCGGTCGGCCTGCGCCGTGTCGGCCCGGAACGCGATGATGGCCTCAGCGACCGTCGCCATCCGGCTCCTCTCCGAGGACATCGGCGAGCGTGAACGGCTCGGGCACCTTGCCGGCGGCGATGGAGGCCTGGATGGTCATCTCCATGTTGGCGAGGCTCACCACGGCCCACGCGACGAGTCCGCGCCACCAGCGGTGGCGCGCGGCGTCGCCCTCCAGGAAGGCGGCGACTTCCGCGCGCGTGAGCTCATCGAGGATGTCCGGCTTGAACCCCAGCCGCAGCACCGTCGCCCGGGTCGCCGCATGCTGGCGTTCAAGCGCGGCTAAGGGGTCGGCGCGGGGGCGCCGTCCTCCTTGTCCTTCGGTATGATCCCGGCGTCCTTGAAGGCCGCGATGACGGCCAGGGTGATCTTGCCCTTCGTCGTTCCCTTTCGCAGACCGGTGTCGATGATGTCGCTCACACGCTCGAGATTCGTCTCCAGCTCGCGCTCGGCGTGGGCGAGACCGATCGACATCGTGTGCAACAGGGCCTTGGGATCGCCCATGTTGAGCCGGTCGAGGATCTCGCCAGTGCCCTTGCCGTCGAGGCGATTGCTGAGCTTCAGCTCGTCGCTGAAGCGGAAGCGAAGCTCCCGCTCCTTGTCCAGGAGGATGGTCGCTGCGGTGCTCATGGGGCCTCCGTGCGTTACGCCGTCGCCCAGGCCAGGCTGCTCGCCGGGCTGAAGGTCACGTCGAAGAATTCCTTCGCGCCCCACGCCGCGTCGAGCGGATTGAAGCTGGCGAGGTTGAAGTCCCCCGTCGCCTGTGGGTTGTCCTCCGAGACGTCGTCGTCCTTGTCGCGCCGCACGACGAGCTCGACGGGGTCACCGGCGTCGTCGATATCGCGCAGGATCGTGGCGAGCTCGGCGGACTTCTTGAACGTCATGGTCATCGCGATCTGACGGATTCCGTTCTCGAAGATCTCGGTGTCGTCGCCCATCGCGCTGTCCGTCTCCTGCTTTCGGCTCTGGCGCAGGCTGATCTTCGTGCAGAGATCGCTCACGTCGTTGCCGTCGAGCACCACTTTCGCGTTCGTCAGGATCATGGTCGTCTCCTCGCTAGCGCTGGATCGCCAGCCAGCCGAAGATCTCGAAGCTCGGCGCGTTCGATCCGCCGACCGTCCACGCAAGCCGGAAGTACTCGTCGGCGATCGGCCCGCTCACGCCGGCCGACAGCGCGTCCCCGATCGCCGTCTTCTGGGGATGCGTGATCCGCGTCGTGGGAGCCGCGAAATCGGCCGTCGGCGCCGACTGCACGGTCACGTCGAGCGTCGGGTCCGTTCCGGCGACTCCGACGACGTGCACGCCGCCGTAGAGCTTCTTGCCACTCGAGACGCCGCCGACGATCTGCAGCGCCGCGCCGACACCCGTCGCGAGCTTCACGCCCGAGGCGAGGAGGCGAGCGCCATAGCGCCGGCTCAGCGTGTACGCGCGGAACGTGAACCGGAGCTGTTTGCCCCACGTCGCGTCGGGAAATGACCCGTACTCGCCGACGTGCGCGCGGATCGCCTCGCCGTCGTCGCCCAGCGTCGTCCCGCGCTGGAACACGGTGACGAGCGAGTTGCCGGCGTCGAACTTGCCGCGGAGGACGGCATCGAGTGCCGAGCGGTAGAAGCCCTCCACGGAGACATCCACACGCCGCACGCCGTTGGCGAAGACCTCGGTGTCGTCACCGAACCGGCTGTCCGGCTCCTGCGTGCGGCCGGACGAGACCATCGCGCGGTTGGAGTCGCCGGAGATGTTGTAACCGCCGAGCAGGACCTTGGTGTCCTTCGCAATCACGCGGTCACCCCGCCCTTTCCGGCGCGCTCGAGGAGGTACGCGACCTCGTGGTCGAGGTTCTTCTCGACGATCTCCTGTCCGCGGGTGTCCCAGCCCTGCGCGATCCATTGGTTGGTCAGCACGCGCGGCAGCGACGGGCCCTTGAGCTCGACGATCGGGAGGCGGCCGACGCGCAGGCCGGTCGCGGGGCCCTGCCCGCTCAGCCGCGCGAACACGCCGCGGTGCCCGCTCTTCATCGTCGCGATGAAGCCGGACTCGACGCGCGTGCGGGCGTTGCGGCCGATGCTGTAGGTCACGCCGCGCCCCCGCCCGCGCGAGGGCTCCGGCCCGCGCGCCTTGAACGTGATGAGCGGGATGCGGCGCCCGGTCACCACGAGCCGCGCGACGAGATTGCTGTGGGTCGCCTTGAACTCCTCGAGCGACTTGTCGACTTCACCCACGGGCAGGCCGGTGTCGGCCGCGACGCCGCGCTTGACGAGCGTGTGGACCTCACCGAGGCTCCGGTTCAGGACACGCGTCAGAACGCGCGGGAGGCCGTCTTTGATGTCGCCGACGGCGCGCTCGACCGAGGCCGTGTCGATGCGGAGCGTGACCTCCACTACCCGACCTCCGGGGCGCCGTAGCTCTCGAGGAAGCTCACCAGCGCGACCACGCCGGCCTCCACGAAGGTCCCGCCGGGCTCGCGATCCGCCGTGTCCTCCGCGCCGACTTTGATGTCGCCGATCTCCTGGTTCGCACTCAGCAGGCCACCGAGCGTGCGGTCCGGGAGGAAGATGGCGCGCTTGAGATCGGCCAGGAGCTGCTCGGCGGTGTCGAGGGCATCCTCATCGTCGGCCGCGACTTCGGCCGTCGCGACGAAGGCGATCGGCCACGGATTGCGCACGAGGACATCGTCCTGCGACTCGACGGCGGGCACCTCCCCGGCCGTGATCATCGCCACGCGCGGCAGCGCGTCGCCCAGCGCGGGGCGCCGGTACCCGTGCGTGACGTGCAGGCCGGCATCGGTGTTGAAGCCGGCCGCGACGGTGATCGCCTGCGCGCGCGCTTTCAGCGCGGCGGCGATCTTCTGCCTCTGAGTGTCTGCCGGCGGCATCAGGCAGCCACCGGGGCGATGCGGACCACGAAGACCTCCGCGTCTTCCTTCACGAGCTCGTCGACGGAGTAGGTGCCCGCGTCGGCGCCGTCCGTGATGACGATCCGCGAGCGCGTCGGAAGGGTGGCGACGTCGGCCTTGAGGAGCGTCGCCTCCTTGAGCTGCTGCACGGCCTGGTAGCCCTGGAGCGCGCCGTCGTTCGGGGAGGCCTGCGCCGGACCTCGGACGATGACCGTCGTCGCGATCGCGGCCGTGCCGACGGGCGTGACCGTCGCGGCGGCGGCGAGAACGCCGAAGATCGCCTCCAGGTCCGGGCGCAGGTCGAGCGTCATCCGATTCCGATCAGCTCGGCTGCCCGGTCGAGATCCCGGCCGGATGGTAGTTCGCCAGCCAGAGCAGGCCCGTCGACACGAGGTTCTTGCCGGAGTTCAGCGCCACCGGCACGCGGCAGCGCGTGACCAGGCCGGTGTTCGTGTTGTCGTCGTTGAGCGAGAAGTACTTCGTCGGCTGCGTGCCGTCCTCGGCCGGCATGAACGTGCACTCGTCGACGAGCAGATCCCGATACTGCAGCGACGCCAGGCCGCCGGCGAGGAACGTCTCTTCGAACGAGGCCAGCGCGAGGTTGTGGAAGAGGCTCCGGAGGAACTTCGGCTGCGTGACCGCGCCGTAGTCCGTGCCCTTGAGCTGGACGCCGGTGTCGGCCCAGCAGATCTCGCAGCGCTCGAAGCGCACGTCCGCGCCCTTGCCCCGCGACTTCGCCGCGATCTGCGCGACGGTGCCGAGGGTGAGCTGGAGCGGCAGCGCGCCGCCCTCGATCTTGCAGTCGTACCCGCGCAGGCGCGCGCCCGTGTTGACGAGCCCCCCGCCCGTGCCTTCGCCGTCGCAGCCGATGGCATGGAGGTGGACGTCGTCCGCGTGGTTCGCCAGCGCCGTCTTGTTGCCCCCGGCCGGCGCGATGAAGACGCTGCCGCCCGGCATCCAGTCGAGACCGCGGATGCACGACTGGAGGATCAGGCCGGGCTTGTCGGCGGCGATCGTGACTTCCTCGTCGTACCCGTCGGTCCCGTCGGCGTCGTACGCGATGCCGAAGCCCGCGATCTTGATCAGATCCCCGGGGTCGGCGGCGTCGAGCGCGTCCTGGATCAGGTCGTAGGCGCGGCCCTCGGACTTGCCGGTGCGGCGCGAGTAGCCGCGCATCTTGTCGACGTACCAGGTGCGGCGCGGGCGGGTCAGCATGGGTCGTGCCCCTTTCGTTCGGCCCCTCGGCCGGTGTGGCGCGTGCGCCCTCGCGGGCGCGTCGGTGCGTTACGCGCGAACGACCCCGTCGAGGTAGACCTTCCCGGTGGACGTCGGATTGGCCGCGGTCTCGACGGCCACGCCGACCAGCGTGTTGCCGCCCGCCACGGTCGTGAAGAGCGCGGCGGCGTTGTCCCAGTAGATCTTGTCGCCCTCGGCCCAGGCCTGGGCCGCGACCTTGTCGACCTCGAAGACGCCCTCGCGCTGCCCCTCGAAGGCCGCGTCCGCGGCCGCATCGGCGGCGGGGATCACGACGAGCGAGCCGATCTTGACCGGCGTGCCGCTCGTGACGCCGCCGACGGGCGCGGTGAGCGTCAGCACGCAACCCGGCTGGATGAAGTTGTTCATGCGGTCTCCTTTACCCGGCTCAGCCGGCGTTCGTCACCGCGCCGCGGAAGTCGACGCCCGCGGCGGCGTAGTCGAAGATGACCTTCCACTCGACCCCGTCGAACCGCCAGCCGTCCTCGCTCTCCAGGCGCGGCGCCTGCTGGCCTTCGAGGAAGGCCACCTCGAGCACCGGCGCGATGTTGGGATCGGCGAAGAGGTAGCGACGCGTGCCGCTGAGCCGCGCGCTGTCGACGACGTCGCGGAAGAGCCCGCGGACCTTGTTCGGCACCATGAAGCGGTTCGCCTCGCCCTCGACGCCGGGGTCGTACTGGCTGTCGTTGACCACGCGCGCCGTGCCGCCGAGGCCGAGCGGCACGAGCAGCACCGCGGGGCGCAGGTCGAGGATCTCGTTGTCGGACGGATCGGTCTGCGAACCCATCAGGACGCGGTCGGCATCGAGCCCCTCGACGCCGAGCTCGGCCGCGTCGCCGATGTTCTCGTGGTCGGCGTGGAAGAGCGACTTGCCGTCGTTGAGGTTCGGGCCGAGCCCGGCGTTCTCCGCGAGCAGGTCGTAGACGTCCATCTCGACGGAGAGCCTGGCCGCGCGGCCGAGCATCGTCGCGAGCTGCGAGAAGGCGTTCATGTCGTCGTTGACGATCGCCTCGCGGCTCAGCCCGATGATATTCGCGCGCGTGCCGGCGGTGATCGTCTGCTTCTCGCCGTCCGGGATGGTCTTGTTCCTGATCTCGCCGCCCTGGTTCTTGCGATCGAGACGGCCGAAGGTGCCCATCCGGTAGCGGTTGTGCGCGCGGAAGTCGACCACGCTGCCCGTCGCGCAGAAGCGCGACCACGTGTCCGGCGTGGTGACGTAGGCCCCGAGCAGGGTCTTGTGCATCACGTTCTCGAGCAGCACGGCGAAGTCGCTCGTCGACTGCATCCCGGGGCCGGGATAGCGGTAGGTGAGCGCCGTGCCGATGAGGCGCTGGATCTCCATCCCGCGCGTACTCACGCCCGCGCGCTCGAGGCTCTCGCGGGCGAGGTCACGGAGCGACAGCCCGCGGAACTCGCCGGGGTCGAGCGCGAGGCCGGCGAACTGCGCCGGCGCGATCTTCAGGGCGCGCTCCATCAGCGGCACCAGGCCCGCGCGCTGGATGACCCACGCGGCGGCGCCGGCGCGCCACTTGTCGGCCTCGTCGCCCCCGACCGCGACGCGCACGTGGCCGTTCACCGGCGCGGCCTCGCTCTTCTTCGCCAGCTCGTCGAGGACGACCTCACGGGCCTTGTCGAGCGTGCTGCCGTTGTCGATGAGCGTCTGGCCGAAGGAGGCCGCGAGGCCCGCCATGCGCACGATGCGGCCGATGGCGGCGATGCGCTCGCGCTCGGCCTTCGTCGCCGCGGCGCGCGTCTCGTCGATCACGGTGGCGCTGGCGGCCGGCGCGGCGGGAGCGGGCGTCTCGGTGACCTGGTCCTCCGGCTTCATGGGCAGCTCCTCCTGGGGTGATCGCAGGACGATCACGCACGGATGGGTCTCGAGGTGCGGGGCAGCGCCGCGCATCTTTGCGCCGTCGTCGGCGCCCATCGGGACGGCGGAGATCTCGAACGGCTCCCAGTCGATCGCTTTGCGCTCGATCGGCTTGCCGTCGGTGCCGCCGCTCTGCTCGTACTTGTAGGTGCGGTAGCCCACGCTCACGTTGCGCAGGATGCCGTCCTGCACGTCCTGCCAGACCGGCTCGACGTCCTCGCGCTTCGAGAAGCGCACCGTCGCCACGGCCTGGCCCTTCTCGAGGCGGGCCGTGCCGGGCTCGACCACGCCGAGGAGGGAGGCGACGCCCCACCCGGAGTGGGAGTCGAGGAACGGGGCGCCGTTGTTGATACGCCCCATGCGGACGTGCTTGGGGTCGAGCGAGAGCGTCTCGATCCAGCGTTCGCCGGTCCAGAAGTTCTGCTGGGCCACGGGCGCGCCCGTCGAGAAGACGACGTCGACCGTGCGCGCGTCCTTGTTGATGCTCTCGGGTTGCACGGCGGCACGGATGCTGAGGGCGGCGAACTCCACGCGGCGCTCGGTCTCGGGAGCCGTTTTCTTCATCGCGCGTCCCATGATCGGGCCGATTTTTCGGGGAGCCCGCCGATGTAACGGTCTAGGTGTAACGGTCTAGGCGTAACGGAGTTTTTCTCTTGACACGCGTTCCTGATTTGCTCGCTAGCCACGCAGAAAGCGTCTCCGGCGCACCCGTTCCAGCTCGTCCCGCGTCAAGACGCGGCGGCGATATTGGGCGCGCTGGCGTGGAGCGTCGAGATAACGGGGCTCGCTGAGATCCGGATGGCGATGGAGGAAGACGCGGAGCGCGACGGGCTTCATGCCAAGCGCATGCGCCGCCTGCTCGAGGGTGTAGTCGAGCTGCTCCTGTCGTGACGTCAGCGCGTCGGTGCGGATCACGCGAGCACTCCGTCCAGGATCTCCGCCTCCTCGCGCTCCCGGATCGGCCGCCAGCGCTCCGGGGCCGCCAGGAGACGGCCGGCGCCGACAGGACGCACGCGCGTGAGCGTGACGCTGCGCCCGCCGTCGCCGCCCTTTCGGCCTCGCGCGTCCGCGCGGACGACTGCCGCGCCCATGACGGCGCCGCCGGCCGTGCTCCGCATACCACCGCCGGTCGCGGAGATCGCGCACGCCGCCGCAGCGCCGCCCTCGGCGTGTGGAGAGGGGGGCGGCGGCGTCTCGGCCTCGGGCTGCTCGCGCGGGATGTGGTGCACGAGCGGTCGGCTGACCGGGTTCCCGCCGGCCGCGCTCGTTTGCGGCGCGCCGACCCTGGCGACGGGTTGCCCACTGCCGACCGCCGAGACAGCGAGTGCCGCCCCCGCGCCGCCTTCGTGGACATCGGCATCAGGCGCATAGCCACCGCCTTCGGCGGCGACGGCCACTCCCGTCTCTTCGCTGTCCGTCGCGTGCTTCGCGCCGGCCGCGGCGGCGGCCACTGTGACGAGCGACGCCGTCCCGCTCTCCATCCGCTTGCTTCCCGCACCTTCGCTGGGCACGGCGACGACCGCGTCGCTGGAGGCGGTGGTTGCTTTGGTGCCTGTGCCGTCAGTGCTGACCGCGGTGGCGGCATCCGCACCCGCGCGCGAGGCTTTGGTGCCCGCGCCCTGCGCGTCGACCGCGATGACGGCGGCGCTGGAGGCGGTCGTGGCTTTGGTGCCTGTGCCCTGCGCAACGACCGCGTTGACCGCGTCGCTGGAGGCGGTGGTTGCTTTGGTGCCTGTGCCGTCAGTGCTGACCGCGGTGGCGGCATCCGCACCCGCGCGCGACGCCTTCGTGCCCGTGCCCTGCGCGTCGACCGCGATGACGGCGGCGCTGCCGCCCTCAGCGTACGGCGCGCTGCCGGCGAACAGCAGGAGGAGGCTCATCGGACCGCGCCTTGCAACGTTATTTCTCGAACCAATGGTACGTGTAGGAGTACACCCAGGTCTGCGTCGCGGGCATCGCCTGCTGCGTACGCAACGCGAGACCGTCGCCCGCCGCGAGCCGGATCGGGTACGGCGGCTCCACGATCCACTCGAATCCGCAGTTGACCATCCCCGACGTGAGGACGATCACGAGCGGCACGAGCGTGACCGCGACGATCGCGCCGAACGTCGGCGCCGTGCCGGTGAGCGCGGCGTTCGAGTCTCGAATGTCGGTGATGTCGCTGGCCGTGCCCGCGCCTTCGTGCAATCGGTTCGGCGTCCGCGCCACGCCCCCGGTCGGCGTCTGGGCCGTGAACCGCTGGAGCCCGAGCACGCCGGCGATGCCCCCGGCGACGCCCTGCGTCGCGATGGACAGGCAGACGCGCAGCCGCGTGATGTACGCCGCGCGCGACGAGCCGACCACCATCCGCATCGACGCCAGCATCGTATTCGCGGCGAGGCCGGCGGCGACCACGGCGGGCACTTGCCCCGTGACGGTGTAGAAGCCCCCGGCGGCCGGGACGACCGGGAGCTGCTCCGCCACCGGCAGGCTCTTGTCTGCGAGGACGTCCAGCTCGATCCCGGACGTCGTACCGATGATCTTGACGGCCATCGCCTATCCCTTCAGGCCCATACCCAGTGGACCGTGAACTTGCCTTGCGTCGTGCCGAGCTCACATTCGCCGTAGATCGTGAAGCCGGTGCCCGCAACGATCGCCCCGCACCGGACGCGCAGGTTCTCGATCAGGTGCTCGTCCTCCGAGTGGCCGTTGGGGTCGGCGACGACCGCGCCCTGGAGAAACGCCTCTACGTGCGAGGCGGCTAGGATTCCCGTCTGCCCCGTCACGGGGACGCTGGCTTGGCTGCCCGTGACGGGCGCGTCGCCGAAATCGATCGTCGCGGTGCCGGTCGGCATCCGCTACGCGGCGTTGTGGAGGATGCCCGACGACGCCGCGAGCAGCTTGTACGTACCCTGTCCGGCGTACGCCTCCTGCGTCAGATCGGCGCCGCCGTAGTCCGTGCCGCCCGAGAGCGCGCTGTAGCCCCGCCACCCGCCGACGGTCTTGCCGGCCGGAACGTCGAACGTCAGATCAGCGGTGGGGCGCACCGTCCCGCCGGCCGCGGCCGTCCATGTCACGGCCTTGCGCGCGTAGGCGGGGTTCCCGCCGCTCAGCTCGGCGCCGAGCTGGTCGACGAGGCCGATGTGCGTGATCAGCGCCCCGCCCGCGTCGCCGATCGCGTTCCTGTAGCCCACGGTCATCGCCATCGACTACTCCTTCGTCACCGGCTCATCGACGTGTCCCGTGATGAGCCCGTCCGGGTTGCGCTCGTAGCGTCGCCGCGTCGCGTGCCCGTTCTTCGGCATCTCGATGCGAATCAGCGCTGTCTCCCTTGCGAGAAGCGCGCGCTCGTCGGCCGGCGGTTCGCCCGGGCCGCTGCCCGTCGGCTGCTCTGCCGGCTGGCCCTGTTGGGACGTCCGGCGCGGATCGGAGTCGAGGATGACTTGCGCCGCGTCAAACTTCGCGTTCCAGGCCGCGATCTCTTGCAACTGCACATCGGGGTCGTAGCCGCGTTCGCGCACCATCTCGGGCCACGTGAGCCCGCCGATGCGGACGAGCCGCTGGAGCGCGATCCCTTCCTTGTCGGGATCGAGGAG